CACTCCGAGACTCCACATTAGCTTATTCGGAAATGCCTGGGGTACCTGATGAGGATTTAAAGATTCTCCGAGGTATACACACAGAAGAACAGTTTGATAAAATAAGGAAACAGATATGATGGGCTGGTGGAATAAACTAGTAAGAGACAAAAAGAAGCAAGAAGAAATACAGGCGCCTGTGGAATCTACTACTGAAGATCAGCGCAGAGCAATTCTTGCAAAAGAAAAAGAAGAAGCTACTGCGGCTGGCGAGGCTTGGGTAGCTGTACTTGATACACAAATTAATCCAGATAACATTAAGAACGGTTTCTTTGAGCTCGACTGGAATAATCAGTTTATTGAAGAATTGCTTGATGCAGGTTACAGTGGTGAAACAAATGAAGCTATTGTAGATGCATGGTTTCGTACTATTGCTATGCAAATATTGGGTGAAGAAGGACTTGACACAGCGCGAGAAATGGGTTATATTAATGTAGTACCTATTAGTAAAGGCAAAAGCGAAGTATCATGAGCACATATATTTTAGTAGACACAGCAAACACATTCTTTAGAGCTCGTCACGTAGTTCGTGGCGATATCGACACGAAAGTAGGCATGGCGCTACATATTACACTTAACAGTGTTAAGAAAGCATGGACTGACTTTAATGCAGATCACGTTGTATTCTGTTTAGAAGGTCGTAGCTGGCGCAAGGACTTTTACGAGCCTTACAAGCGCAATCGACAGGTTGCACGTGACAAGTTGTCTCCTACAGAAGCAGAAGAAGATACAGCATTTTGGGAAATCTTTGACGAGTTTAAAAACTTTGTTACTGAGAAGACTAACTGTACTGTTATGCGTCATCCGCAACTAGAAGCAGATGATTTGATTGCAGGTTGGGTACAAATGCACCCTAATGACACTCATGTTATTATTAGTACAGATGGCGATTTTGCACAACTTATTGCACCTAACGTAAAACAGTATAACGGTGTTAGTAACACTATTATTACACACGAAGGGTACTTTGACGATAAGAAGCGTGAGCCTATTATTGATAAGAAGACTGGCGAGGCAAAGCCTGCACCTAATCCTAAATGGCAAATCTTTGAAAAGTGTATGCGTGGTGATACTAGTGATAATGTATTTTCTGCTTATCCAGGTGTACGTGTTAAAGGTACTAAAAACAAAGTTGGTCTTACAGAAGCGTTTGAAGATAAAGAAACAAAAGGCTTTAACTGGAACAACATGATGTTGCAGCGTTGGACTGATCATGAAGGTGTTGAACATCGTGTACTAGATGATTATAATCGTAATGTAGTGTTGTGTGATTTAACTGCACAACCTGCAGAGATTAGAGAACTAATTACTAGTACAATTAAAGAGCATGCTGTACCTAAGACAGTAGATCAAGTAGGCATGCGTCTTATGAAATTCTGCGCTAAGTGGGATATGCAACGTATTGCAGATCAAGCTACTTATTATGCAGAGCCACTAAATGCGAGGTATCCGGCATGAATGCAAAAGAAATTATCAAGAATAAATTTTGGATTGTAGAAGATCAAGGTGTTAAATTTGGCACTATTAGTTTGAATGAAGATCAGTACATTCTAAGTACCCCAACAGGTACTAAGTTTTATCATAGTGAAAAGCAACTTACTAAAGCACTTGATAAAAAACTTAGTTGGACTGATTTAGAAATTACAGAAACATCAGCAAAAGAAGTACATGGTTATGCAACTAATAGTGTACCGTTTAATCCGATGTTTGATGTAAAACGCAAATTGCCGTTGTTTACTAAAAGTGACAAGAGCAAGAGTCTTTATTGTGCAGGCTACTACATTATCCAATTTGAAAAAGGCTGGGTTAAGAGCTTTTGTCCTAAATTGATTACTGTAGAACGTTACACTACTAAAGGTCCTTTTAAAACTGAAATTGAAATGCGTCAGGAGTTAAGCCGTGTCAACCGTTGAACCAATTAACACTAATCCTATTCAGCAGTTTATTAGTCAGGTCAAAAGTGCAGATGCAAGTAACCAGCGAGAAGTTAAATTAAATATTGAGCAAGCTCGTCGACTAGCATTTACACTTGGAGAAGTAATGACACGCTTAAACGGCGATTTAGAAGCCCTGCTAGTGAAGAAAACTAGTGGTGCTGATGAAGTTATTTCTATTACAATGGACGGCGGAAACAAGTGGTAATTTTGCTCTAAAAAGAGATAAATATATGCGTAGTTAATTAAAGGACAACGCATATTATGAGCAGACCAAAGCCGACTATTTTAAAAGAGCATGTGGACAAGAAGACTTATAAGACCGAACAGGTGTTACAGTCTGATGCCATTTGGGCTGTGTTTTTTCAAAATCAGCCCTTTAATCTTAAAAGTGCAAATATGCTTACGAGCTATCCGGGCCCTAAGTATAAAAAGACCAGCTTTTCGAATCCTGGTCACGCATTCAATCTAGCTAAAAAGCTAAACAACTTATTCGATAGTGATGAATTTACTGTAGTTAAACTTACCGCAGGTGAAACGATTTTCGAATGAACTGGAAAGAAACATACACTAAGGTATTCCTTAAGGCTGCTGATAAAAGCATTAGCGAATTGGCCATTAAGGAATACCTTCCTGTTTGGTGGAAGAACACAAGAGCAAAAGACACTGGCGGTCTTAGATTAACAGACGAAGGATTTCGTTTTATTACAGAAGACATAGAATTAACTACTTATGAAGTTCCGTTTCCAGCTGATTTTGAACTTACTACTAACGTAGTAATTTGGATGGATAACTTTATCGATTGTCCGTACTACTTAGGCAAGCATGGCATTATAGTAACAAACGAGAAAAAGGCCATGGAATTACACCTGTTCAGCGGAGACATACGCAAGTATGGACTAACAAAAGCACTAGGCAGGCATAAAAAAGACGATTTAGACACCAAAAGTGGTTGACCTTTACTGCTACGATGCTATACTATATACATAGTTAGAAACAAGCACTGATAACTTTAAAGGAACACAAAATGGAAAACTCCGCACTTCGTACCGTTACTCCTAACAGCGCAAAGAAAAGCATTGTACGTGCTTTTAAGAAAAAGCGTCCGCTGTTTATTTGGGGTCCTCCGGGCATTGGTAAATCAGACATCGTTCACCAGATTGGTGAGCAGATGGAAGCTAAGGTTATTGACAT